CCTTGGTCATTCTCATTTAAGAAGGTACAACTAGCTAGGCTAGTGACGACACCGACTACAGAATATAAATACGAATATCAACTACCATCAGACATGATAGGCACGCCTAATGCTTTATATGACTCTGATGATGTAGGCTCACCAAGACGTAGAGAATACAGATTGCTTGGTGATAAAGTTTTAACAGATTATGAAAAAGTGTATATTGATTATCAATACAATGTACCTGAATATGCATTACCTCATTACTTTGTACAATTACTAAAATATCAATTAGCATGGCACTTAGCAATGCCAATCACAGATCAAGCAGATCGAGCTGAGTATTGGAAAACAGTAGCAGAAGGAACACCAGGTGAGAATGGACGTGGTGGCTATATGAGACAAGCTATGAACATTGATGGTCAAGGAAAACCAACTAACGCAATACAAGATTTCTCATTAATTAATGTGAGGTATTAATGGCACGTTTTGTCAATATACAGACTAACTTTACCTCAGGTGAGATTGATCCTCTTATCAGATCTCGAGTAGATCTTGAGTCATATAAGAACGGATTAGAAACAGCTAAGAATGTGATTTGTCAACCACAAGGTGGTGTGTCACGTAGACCAGGCACAAGATTCATTACAGAGTTAGGCGGATCTCCAGAAAATGGTGTACGTCTTGTTCACTTTGAATTCTCAGTTGATGATAGCTACATGCTTGCATTTACTAATAATCGCATGTATGTCTTCAAAAATAAAGCACTCATTACAAACATTAATGGTTCAGGTAATAATTATCTCACAACAACGATTGCAAGCGCACAGCTAGGCACTATGTGCTATACACAGTCTGCTGATACTTTAATTGTTGTGCATGAAGATATTGTACCTAAGAAGATTGTTCGTGGTGCAAATGATGCAACATGGACTATTTCTAACGTAACATTTGATTCGGTACCTCAATATGCTTTCTCACTATCTACATCAAATCCGGCAGCAAACATTACTCCAAGTGATGTCTCAGGAAAAGTCACAATCACAGCATCATCAGGAGTCTTTAGCTCAGGAAATGTCGGACAGTATATCAATGCAGATCCACAAGGACGAGCAAAGATAGTTAAGTACAATAGCTCTACATCTGTTAATGTAGTAACTGAGTTTCCATTCTTTGATACATCTGCTATTGCATCAGGTGACTGGGAACTAGAAACAGGATATGAAGACGTATGGTCAGCAACCAGAGGCTATCCTAGATCAGTCACATTCCATCAAGGTCGATTATTCTTTGGCGGGAGCAAGTCAAGACCATCAACGATATGGGGATCTAAGGTTGCACTCTTCTTTGATTTTGAAGCTGTGGAGGGATTAGATGACGATGCTGTTGAGGCTACTCTTGATACTAATACTTTTAACGCTATCGTTGACCTTATCTCTGGTCGTGATTTGCAAGTGTTTACGACGGGTGGTGAATTTTATGTACCGCAAGAAGGATTAACACCAATTACACCGACTGACTTCTTTTTATCTTCAACATCACGTAATGGTACAAAAGAAGGTATCCGGGTTAAACAGTTAGAATCAGGTGTATTGTTTATACAAAGACAAGGGAAACAGTTATCTGAGATTGCCTACTCTGATACACAGTTAACTTACATTACATCTAAGATTTCATTATTATCTGGACATTTACTTAAAAATCCTACCAGTATGGACATTCGTCGTGCAGTGGCCACAGATGAAAATGACTTACTATTAATTGTTAATAGTGAGGATGGTACAATGGCAGTGTATTCTTTATTGCGCGCACAGAACGTTATTGCCCCATCGGAGTTTGTTACGAATGGATCCTATATTGATGTTGGTGTAGATATTACAGATATCTATACAGTAGTCAAACGTGACGATAATGGCACAGACAAATACTATGTTGAAGTATTTGATGATACAGTGTTGACAGATTCAGCTGTGACAGGAACAACAGCTAGCTTAAATGCATCACATATTGATGGGCAAACAGTGCATGTTATATCAGATGGATTTGTTGAACAAGACCAAACAGCTGATAGTGCAGTGACGTTTGCAACACAACCAACAACATCTGGGGAAGTAGGAATGCACTTTGATGTTGAAGTCAAGACAATGCCTGTTGACTTACGTATACAAACAGGAACACGTATTGGCTTTAAGAAGCGTATTGTAGAAGTTAATGCATTGCTTTATGAGACACAGAATTTAGTGATTAATGATAATCTAGTTCCAATTAGAACATTAGGAGCTGGAGTGCTAAATAAAGCAGTACCAGAATTTACCGGTACAAAGGTACTTCATGGTATACTTGGGTACAGCAATGAAGGACAGATTACAGTCACACAGTCTGCCCCTATGAAATTTACATTGCTTGGGTTAGAATATAAATTAGCAACACATCAAGGAACATAATATGGCAGCCGCAGCTCCAGCAGTAGGAACCACAGCTTTTTGGAAAGGCACAACAGCATTAGCATTACCTAGTTTATCTACATCATTATTTGTAGGTAGTACATTATTAAGTGCATATCAATCCTACCAACAAGGTCGTGCGCAATCAGCAATGTATGATATACAGGCTTTACAAGCACGTGCTGAGGCAGAGAGAAAGTCATTAGAATATGAACTACGTGCAAATGATACATTGAGATCATTGCGTCAACGGAATGCAGCTAACTTAGCTCGCGGTTATGGTGGAGGTGTTGTAGGTTTAGAAGGATCATCTAAGTTAGTTGAAACAGTCAACAATAAAGAAGCTGGTCGTGATTTAATGTTTGATATTAGTAATACTAAGAATGCAATATTACAAGGGAATACGCAGTCAGAGATTTATAATACATCAGCAAATATAGCAATGCAAAGTGGTATATTAGATGCTGGATCTAAATTACTACTAGCTGGTTATGCATATAAACAACTTGGATAATAACAATGGCAGAAGATAGAAGATACAGATCAAGAGGAATTACATTAGAAAATCAAGGCAGACTTGACTTATCTAATATTCAAGAAGGAATCCGCGCATCACAAACGCTTTCAAGACGATTAGATCAGGTATCTGAACTTGCATTTGGTCAAATGAAACGTACTGCAATTAGAGAAGGTAAACAGTATGGTGCGCAAAATAGACCATCTGTACAACAAATCTATGATGCTATTCAATCAGGAAAACCTGTTGATGAATTATTAGCAGATCCAGATACAGTTTTTGGTGAGGCTGCAAGAGGTCAACAAGCTGGTTTATTATATCAAGATCTTATTAATGAGTTTAATGTTAACACACAGGGTATCTTGGATGCTGTTAACAAGAGAGAGATTACTGATCCAGCTGAAGTAGAACAAATCATCAATGCTAATATTGAAGGCTTTGGCCGTGTGATGGCTCAGATTGATCCTGACTATGCATTGAAGTTTAGAGCATCTGCATCTACAACAGGATTTGATGTTGTTGATAAAGCTAGAAAACATATTCAAACTGAAACAATACGTAAAACTAGAGTTGATATTGATACTCAGCTAAATATATTTAAGAGTAGTTATGCCTCTATTATTGACAGATCGCCTAATCCGATTGACATTGAAGCATTAACATTAGTTCATGAAAATAACTTAAAAGGTTTGTTTGCACAAGATCCAGATAAAGAGTCTGAGCATTTAACAAACTTCAATAAGCTGAAGAAAGAAGTATTACATGATACAGTTGCTAACTATATTGTATCTAATAATATGATGGGTGAAGCATCAAAAGATAACTTTGGTAAATATAATGCATTATTACTTGCAGAAGATGCAATGAATCCAGGCACTATTAATGAAATCAAATCTAAAATCAACAAGGTATATGACACAGAGCAGAGTCTTATTACTAAACAAAAAGAACAAGCTAATGCAATGGTAGACATACAGGCAGCAGAATTGATTGCTGGTAATGCAAATGGGTTTATTACAGATGAAGATTTGTTTGCACAACTTGATAGCATTGGATACACAATGTCTGCAAAAGACAGAGCTAATATCTTATCTGACCAAAAACCAACTATTGCTCAGTTAGATGAGTATTCTAATTTAGAACTAAGAGTTAATCTAGGACAAATTGGACCATCACATATTGATGAAGCTAGACTAGAGGATCGCATTACCTACAAGCAAGCTGCTGAGTTAAAAGACAAGTATAACAAGACACAAACTACACTTAAAGCGGGTAATGATATTATCTATAAAACATTCCGCATTGATGAGCTTGAATTAAAACAAATGGGACGTGATGATCCTACACGAGCATTAATTGCAGAAGCACAAGATATGCTTGATAGACGTAGAATAGAAGTATTACGCATGCAAGAACAAGATCCATCTGTTGTCTTTAATCAGCGAGAAGAAGCTCGTGCGATTGCAGAACAAGTGAAGGGTGAATATATTCAGTCAAAAGCTCCCGTGGTTTGGAACATTGCAAATAGATTGTTAAAAGATTATCCAGAATACTACAATAATGAAGATGCATTTTTAACTCTATCTGAAAAAGAAGTAGAGCAAATGGTGATGGATAATGATAAAGTATCATCACGTAATAAACAAAGATTTGCAGTTCGTATTATTGACAATTTACGTAAACTTAAATCATACAAACTAGGAGTGATCCCCAGTGAAAAGTGATAATGTAGATATAGTGGATCTATGGATCGAAGAAGAGAATCGTATCAAGTATAA